AGGCGTGTTCGGTCAACCTTGTCTGTAAAGACCTTATCGGTACGTCGGTAGTACTCGTAGGTCTTAATGGATTTACCAGCGGAGGCACAAGCCTGCTCAATGGTCATACCCTCTGCTACACAACCAAGGATAATACGCTTGGCGATATCTGCTGAATTGTCAGCCATCGTACTCCTTCTATAGTGGGCCACCCAAGATTCGAACTTGGAACCTTCTGCTTCGTAAACAGATGCTCTATCCGTTGAGCCAGTAACCCTTAAAAAAATTTTTTGAAATCGGACGTAATCGGATCTTTTTTATACTAGGCGAGGAAGGTTTCATCTACCAGTAGATAGTCCTATCCCCACTAAAAGTACTAGGCAGATCGGGCTTAACGCCCGAAGGAGCCACAGCGAACTGAGGGGTAAATTAGTGCTCGGCCTAGGGGCCTCGCTAGAGGCCAACCGTTGACTGCTCAGGGCTTTTCCTATTAAAACCCCTTACTATATATAAGGCAGGAAATTTAACGCATTTCTCGTTTTTAGAATGTGAAGTACATCACAGTATATATAACCGCAGGTCAGAGGCTAGATCGCAGCTTTCACTTTAGCAAATATTTTTTGTTGGGGAGTATACGGACCTACCCTGCACAATTCAACAATGGGGGGTCTTGGTTGCTGCGGTCTGACCAGTTTTCCACAGGGCAAGCGGGGCTGTGGATAAGGCTGTGGATAACTTCTTAGAAAAAGAACAGGGGCGCACTATGGTTCGGGCAGACCGAAACGATAACCATTTCCAAATTAAACAATGACTCAGCAGCAAGGACAGACAGACCAGCAGCCACAACACCGCCGACATTCTCAGGAAGATCCCAAGTTACCAGGTTAGCTCGTCGAGTAACTTACAGCTGATGCCTTGACATAATGCCCTCATCTGTCTACCGGTTGCAAGACGAAACCGTTACCAAACCGTTACCTAAATCCGTGAGGTTTTAGTATTGCAGAATGGGGGAGGCTGTGCCATACTTACACCATCAACTCAATCACGAGCTGATTATTGAAAGGGTTACAAATGGAAACAATGAAGCAAGATTGTGCAGCACGAATTGTAAGTGAATTAGACTCACTTAATGAGCAACTAAATACAATGATGGAAAACCCAAACCACGATGATTATTTTGACGAGCCAGCCTTGTCTATTGATACATACAAAATGACCAAGGTTTGTTTTTCTTACGGTGGCCCTAGTTCATACCTAGAAATTATGACAGACTCAAACAATGACATCGTGAATGTTGTTTTCCGCTTTTCGGATTGGTTTGACACAGCGACAACAACAGTAGAAAAAGGCTCACCAGCCTACACATACGCACAAAACTTAATTGAAACGATGGAGGGATGATGACAAGAGAGCAAGCACTAGAACTATTTGACAATGGAACACCTGTTGCAATTCAAGACCCAATCCTTAAAATGCAACTACAAGCCCACCGCTGGGGATACCACCAAAACCAACAGGCGAAAGGCTATTGCCCCGCTTGCGATAGAGAGGAAAGCAAATGAAATGCACACAATGTAAGAATGAGGTTCACCCTCTCGCCGTGTTTCCTGGTGAGATTTGTGTGGATTGCTACGCGATGACAGCGGAAGCGAACAAGCCAATGACAGCGCGAGAACTCGCTCAAATGTGGGGGGGAAAGTAAATGAGAACTAAATACGTTTTGGCGGTGTCTTTCTATACAGACCGCGAGCTGACCGAGGAGGAGGCGGGCGCTCTACAGTTACAGGTCATCGCTCAAATTGAGGAGCCTGTCACCCTAGACGGTGACGATGTGGAATACAGCACCGAGCTTTACGGCTCAGACATAGACAAGGAGGAGGAATGATGCAACACATAACGCCGAGAGGCTGGCTAGTGGCTGGGATCCTGATTGGGCTGGCTGTGTGGGGGCTGTGGGAGGTGGCGAGCCACCTACTGTGGACCGGTAGCGGCTGGGAGTGGTGTGAGGATTTACTAAATTGTGAGAGAGAGGGCAAGTGATGAGCAGACCTATTGGAAGCGAGTGCTGCGATTGGACCGTTACCGGTCCTATGGACGGTACCTATGATGTATTTACGTGCGATAACTGTAACGAGGTATGCGAGGTAATCGAGTGAAAGACAGATACCTAGTGACACTAGAGATAGAGACTTATGACGGAGATCCGAGAGAGTGGGATTGGGAGAAGCTATCCACCGGCTCGGATGTAATCAAGATAATCAGCAGCGACTTTAAGGGTCGCGTACTACCAACAGAAGGAGAGGGTGAGTGATGAATAACGATTTAGTTCAATGTGACTTTTGCGGTGAGTGGTATGAAAACGAGAGAGAGGGAGAGGGTAATGAGTAAGTGTCCAAGCTGTCACCGGTGGCAGGGCTATCAATGCCCTACTAATTGTGGAGAGTTTAATTCTGTTGATGTATGTGAAAACTGTGGACTAAAACATAAGGGAGGAAGCAAGTGAATAGAGAATACTTAGAAGCTAAGTTCGACTTGTGTATAAACCAGGCTGAGAAGAACATCAAAGAGGAAGAGATAGCAGAGGCTATCGCTAACCTGAGACGTGCCAATAGTGCGCTCTCACAACTCTTTGGATTTGAGGAGGAGGCAGATGAGTAAGTATTTCTTTACGGCAGACGGAACATTCGGTTCAGCTTGTGCAGGTGACTTTGAGGTAATTGATACTACCCATTGGACAGATAAAGATTGGGAACTAATCGAATTAGCAGGAGACAATGATCGCTTAGACCTAGCAAGGGAGTTAATTAAATGAGTAACATCTACACCATACACCCACCCAAGTCTGACCTGATCCTGTTCTATGAAGTGGTCGAGCCTGATGGCTCTAATACGTGGGGCGGAGCTGATGCTGAGCAATGTATGCAATGGCTAACCCTGGCACCTACCGGTAGCCGTGTGCTGGTGTCTGCGTGGGATAGTGATGAAGAGGACGCTCATTTAGTAGGGCAGACGATAGACGTAACCGAGATTATTCAAGAGGCAAGGAAGGTAGGAAGATGAGTTTAGTGTTAGGGATAGCGATAGTGATGGTGGTAGTCTATGCGCTTATAGTATGGGAGGACAAACTTAATGGCTGATGAGGTCAAGAGAAGGGTGGCTACAGCTAGCCGCAAAGCAGTAAGAGATCGTAATTACAGAAGGGCAAGAGACAGAGCTTTGGCTCGCCTTGCTCATCTATACCCTGATACCTATAAGCAACTGCTCGAAATGGAGAAGAAACAAGATGAGTTACAAGGCAAAAAGTGGATTAGTATTGACGGCACTACTGTTCTTACTGTGGGCGTACACACACGAGCCACAGGTGCAGACGATCTTGCATACGCCAGTAATGCAGGAGAGAACGAAGGCAACAATGGAGGAGAAGCGTGAGAACAAGGCACTTATCATTAGTTACTCAAAGGCACTCGGTTACAACGACAACCAAGTCAAATGTTTGCTCACCTTATGGACCCGTGAATCCCGCCTCGACCACTTGGCTCGCCCAAGAGACGCTTCGGGCAAACCAAGAAGCTCGGCTTTTGGAATTGCTCAACTCCTTAGAGAGCGTAGTGGACAACCTGAACTTCAAATCCTTCACGGCATACGATACATTGGTCATCGCTATGGAGGGAGTGCGTGTCGCGCTCTTAGCCACTCCGACAGAAGAGGGTGGTACTGATGCTGACCGGAGTTAGTTTGTTCGCAGGTGTTGGTGGCTTTGACTTAGCTATGCAACGACAAGGAGTAAAGGTAGTAGCCTCGGTTGAGATAGATAAGAACTGCAACCAGGTATTGGCGCAGCATTTTCCTGACGCTACACAATTTACAGATGTAACTACAGTTAAGGGAGAGGATCTAATCAATGCAGGATTTACACCAAGCACAGGAATTATTACAGGAGGATTTCCCTGCCAAGACCTCAGCGTTGCTGGCAAAAGAGCTGGTCTTGCTGGCGCAAGAAGCGGGTTATTCTGGGAGATTGCAAGACTTGTGGAAGAAACGCAAACAGAATACTTCATCCTCGAAAACGTACCTGGTTTGCTATCCAGTAACGAAGGAAAAGATTTTGGAGTCGTCCTCGGGACGATGGCCGACCTCGGGTATTCTGTTGGATGGCGGGTGCTTGATGCTCAACACTTCGGAGTACCCCAGCGTAGGCGTAGAGTCTTCGTCGTTGGGCGACGTACTCCTAACTCAAGCGTTGCCGAAATACTCTTTAAGTCAGAAGGCTTGCGAAGGGATCTTACGCAGAGCAAACAAGAGGGGCAAGACCCTACCCGAGAAACTCCAAGCAGCTTTGGTCAGACAGGCTTCGCCAAGTATTCACCAGGAGTAACAACACTTACAGCTACTACATACAAAAGACCGGAAGACAATGTCGTTGTAACTTCATCATCCTTTGGTGGATACACAGAAGGAGTTGGCACATTGCGTGCCAATGGTGGCGATCTAGGTGGAGGAAGTGAGAACCTTGTGGTTCACCAAGAGTAGGCGAGCACAGAATGTGGATGACTACGAGACTTGGATTGAAGGAGGAGTAATGCCAACGCTTAACGCATTTGATAATGGTGATGTTCGAACGACAGTCATTGTCTTTCATCCTCACTACCACGATGGAGCTAGAGTTCAAGGAGATACAATGAATACACTTACATCTCGTATGGGTACAGGTGGCAACAATGTGTCAGGTGTGGCTACAATCTTTAGTCATACACAGGGACTAGATGCCCAACCTAGTGAGACAGTATCACCAACACTTCGAGCAGGAGGAGCAGGTATGGCAGTTGCATACGATGAGTTCAACGATAGTATCGGAGATACTCACCACACATTACGAGCTGGAACTAAGCAATCAACTGGAGTAATAATGGAATCTAATGTACGCCGCTTAACTCCAGTAGAGTGCGAAAGATTGCAGGGTTTCCCTGATGATTGGACTGCTGGACAATCAGACTCAACCAGGTATAAGCAAATGGGTAATGCAGTTGCAGTACCTGTGGTAGAGTGGATCGTGCAAGGTATAGTAGATGTGGCTAAGGTTTCTTAACCCTTTTCCTTAGCAAACAAAAAGCCCTCGCCGTAACTGGCGGGGGCTTCTTGCTAGCACTCAATAGGCGGTCGCCTACCAAGAGCTTAAGCATACACTATCCACCAGTAGAGTAAAACCCTTTACCCTTGAAGGTAACACCAGGTGAGTCCCACTTACGCACCATTGGGATATGGCAGTCAAAGCAAGATGGCTCACGAGGTTCCTCGTGGATACTGCGTTCAATAGTTAATACTGTGTTGCAATCAGGGCAACGATAGTCGTACTGCATTAGAGCTGCACCGCTTCCTCTATGGGTAGATAACCTACTAACTTCTCAACCTTCTCAACCCTGTCAAACTCAGTTGTCGCTGGCATCTGGTGATTAAACCATACTGGTTCTGGTAAATCTAATAGGTCGAATGAGAAGATACCAGCAGGTGTAGAGTTAATGTAGAAGGGAACCAAGTCACGCTCTGCTGCTTGTGTGATGAGCTTGCGATACTTCATCTCTTCAATCAGCAAGGTGTTGTAGTGTACAGCCCTGCACTTTAATTCTATGTAGTGACCTGCTTGCTTGGAGATACAATCATAGGCATCAAAGATGCCCTCAGACTTTACTAAATCTGGGTACAAACTCTGCTGCAAGAAGGTAAATAATAACTCTTCGTTCATAAAGATTTACCCGCATCTTTTATACATTCCAATACCATTCCCATTTCAAGATCAGAAGGTAGATCTTCTATACTCCAACTGCCAGATAAAACTAATTCATCTCGGACAAAATTGATAAGTTCTTTGTATGTCATTGCCAAGGACTAACCCCGCCAAGATTATCCTGCAACCTACGCAAAGCCTGAGCACACCTACGATCTGCGGTAGAGATAGCACACTCTAGTACTTGTGCTATCTGTTGCAGGGTAAAGCTCTCGTGATGGCGCATACGCAAGAGAGCCTGGTCTTCTTGGTCTAGTTTAAGAAAACCCTTCTTGATGTCAATAAGATTAGCAAGTAGGTTGCCACCTTCTGCTGGAGATGATGAACCTTTAGGTTGCCCATCTCTAATCATCTCTTGTGCTTGCTCTAATACTGTGCCATCTATGACTGATGCGATAACAAAGGGTAGCAACTGACCAAGCGTAGCTGACTCGTAATAGGCTTCATCATTAGTCTGGTATCCAGACTTAGCTGCCTTCTCTTTGCGTGCATAGCGTTCTGCTACACGCCTCATCTGCCAAGCTATGCGTTGCTCGTTGTGCTTGCGTCGTTCTTCGATAGGTTCCATTAGATCAATGATGTGATCTTCTATCCTAGTCATAGCCCACGCCATCAACTCTTGCTTGATGTCATCCTTCTCAACGTGCTTGTTATACCTACGATGGATGGTGTTAGCAACGCTAGGCACTAGGTCATAGATTACTGGGTGTAGTTCAGTCATCGCATCACCACGACCGCTGAGGGAAACGGAGCGGAATTAGGTTGGTTCCCAAACTTGAGCCGACCTCTAATAAACTCCACCTCGTACGCAATACAATGTTCGTGCCACCAGGAAGTGTCAGTTCGGGAGGGAACCAGTAGTACCACGGTGCAACCCTTCTTGCTTTCAGCTTCTGCTTTAGCAACCCAATCTTTGATTGTCCTTCCGTATGGTGGGTTAAGCCACACGGTCCCACCATTACTATCGCTAGCCCAGTCATTATGAAATGCGTCCTGACGCGCTGGCTCAGGATGGTCGGGGCCATACCAATTGTCGGGAACAAGAGTGGATGACTGCAATGCTGCTGCGTCCAAAGAAAAACGAAACGTGTCGTTGTATCTATCGAAGAAAGCTCGTGGTGTAGTCCACGTATCATCGTTGGAGGTTTTGAAGGTGTCAGTTTTGTAGAATCCCTCACTCACTTGGCCACTTACCATCTAATACCATCAGTGCAATAGCACTGTAGTTCAGTAGATCAATGAAGCTATCTCGTAATGACTCGTTCTCTGGTGTTGCACCAGTATCAATCAAGTGATTGATGCGTGCAGTCTTGTCGTGCATACGCACACGCAGACCATTCAATGGTCCACCAGGAGATAGGCTGATGTTAGTTGGTCCGTAGTCCTTATGCTTCTTGATGAGCAGGTTACCTGCACCATCTAAGACTTCCCAGACATCAGTAACAAACTTGACGTGGTCAAAGTCTATCGAGTCGGTATAGGACGTATTGTTATCGTCTCGCTTTGCATATCCACTAAAAGGATCTGGAAGCCCATATGCTGCAAAGTCTGTAGCATCGTGTCCCACTCGCTTCTTGTCATCGTCATACATTCGACTCCCCTATCAGTAACTTTCTCGTAGCATCAATTCCATTAGCCAAGTAGTAATCATTGATGTCCATACCTGGTGGTAGTGTAACAATCTGTGAGTTCATTACCTCGTTAGCCACACGCTTAGCAAACTCAGCGCCAGGGTTAGATCCATCCTCTTTAACATCGTTGTCACCAACAACATAGATAGTTTCATAACCTGCAAATAGCTTTGGAAAGTGTGGCTTCCAAGCAGCAACACCAGGTACACCCACTGCTGGGATACCAAGCTCACCGCTAGTAACTATCGCATCTAGTTCACCTTCACATACAACAATGTAAGGTGAGTCAACAGTGATGTCACATACGTTATACAGGTGTGCCTTCTGCCCAGTAGGTGAACCATACTTAGGCTTGGCATCATCTAATCTGCGAAACTTAAAGCCAACACAACCACCAGATGCAGTGATGTATGGGATGGATAACCAACCTTCATACATCTCGTGTCCGTTGATTGGATTAGTAATAGTCCCTAACTGAAACAGTCCTGCTGTCTCTTCAGAGATCCCACGTCCTTCGAGTACGGCTAGTGCCTCTGGACTTATTGCTTGGGCGTATTGTTGCGCCGCTTCCAGCAGCAATTTCGACTGCACGTTTGAGGCCATCGTTAAACTCCAAGTTCTCTAGTATGCACACTAAGTTAGCTGCGTTGCCACCCTTACCGCAGGTATGGCAGAAATATAAATTGTCATAAGTATTGATAACTGCTGAACGTCTACTGTCACTATGTAAACAGCAACGAACCGAAGCACTCTTGCCTTCACGTACCTCACCTCCATAGTGGGAAACGATTGCTCCTATGGGGATTGTGTTTGCATCAACGGCACCTTTGAACCGTCCCGCTTTACGTACCCTGGACCAGTCTTGTGCTGGCATACACACCCCTTAAAGTCGCACTTGTCGTGCCACTTAGCAGCACGCTTGAAGTGGCTGTCCCTGTTCTCTGCTCCAGCTCTAAGACAATTCTGGCAGATCATCTTCTGTTGTTTCTTCTTTAACTTCTTCGACTACTTCTTCTACTACTGGTACTAGGATGTCTGATGTTGTGATGTTACCTTCTGGAACTGGCATTACTGTTTCTCCTTTAACCATTGTGCTAGGTCTTGAATAACCCAGGCTTGATCTATTGATGCGTTGCGACGCTTAACTATTACATAAGAAAGAGGGACTTCCCCAAGGCCTCTAGCCTTAGCATAGTTAAGCGCCTCAACTTGCGCTTCTCTCCAGAACTCAGGCAGCGAAAGGGTTGCCCTGTTCTTGAGTTCAAGGATGTAAGTTTCTCCCGCGATAACAGTAACGATGTCGCCCTCATCCTTTGCCCCAGCTTTAGTCAGACGCTCTGCTATGACTCCGCTTTTGCGAAGCCACTTCATTACATCTGTCTCAAACTGAGAACCTTTAGTCTTGTTGTACTGACTCATCTACCAGTACTGCCTTGTTAATCTTGTAGACAATTTCACCAGTCTCATCTTTAACTAGTTCGACGATACCAGATTGCAATAGCGCACCAACGAAGTTGGTTAGGTCTACCTTGATAGCATCAACATCTGCACGTAGTGCATCTATCTTTAGATTATCTCGGTACTTGTTTGTTAATTCTTCAGACATTATACCCTCCTTGGTATCCTGCGATTGTATCTTTGCGTAACATCCAACCGAACTCATTTTGATCTGAGATCTGTACTGCTGCGTAGTTTACCAGTAGCTGTGCATATTTGCTTCCGTCAGCAGTGTGTGCGCCAAAGCGGTTCTTCACCGGTGCCACCTTTAGTATTCCTTGCGATGGGTCATAGCCCAGTGTAAGTATCAGTGCAGGTAACTGACTGACCTTTCCGTGAATTGCTCTGCGATGAGGTGGGTTACTAGGTGACCCATACTCTGACTGTTCTGATACGTGGTGGAGTACCATCACACAGGCCTCGGTCTTGCGTGCCATATCGTGAAGCTCCATCATAATTGCTCTAAGTCCAGCCCATTCGTTGTCCGTCTCAGCGGTGATGTTCATTAGGTTATCAATGACTATCAACTCAGGTGGCTGTCCATAGAGTTCAACGTAGGCCCTGATCTCTAACTCCAAGTCATCAATGTTTGGAGAAGAATCAAAGACCCACTTGATGTGTGAAAGTTTATCTAAGTGTGCATTGTAGTACTGACTATCGTTTGACAGGTTTGCTTCGACTGTCACTTGTGAGTGACCTGATAGATGCGATACAGACCTCATCATTACAGTAGTGGTATCAGTATCTGCGGAGAAGAAAAGAGTAGGGACTTTAGCTTTGATTGCATAGATCAGGGCGAACATAGACTTACCAGCATTAGGTGCTGCAGCTACCATACATACCTGACCTCTGCGAAACTTAATACCTTCTACTGCTAACCCATTCCATACATCAGGTAGTGGTGTTGCTTTGGTAAGCACTCCACTCCAAGCACGAGATAGGTTAAGCACTTCTGTCCTCCTGATTTAATCTGATTCCACGTTCTCTGCGGATGCGTCTGCGATCTAGGTCGGCAAGGCCACCCCAGATTCCGTGTAATTCATTGTAGATTCCCCACTCTGCACACTCTCTTCTGTGTGGACACGAGTAGCAAATAGACTTAGCAATCTTTGCTTCTGTCTGACCAATGCCACCTGATTCTTTCTCAGGAAACCAATAGTCACCGCCTACTGTTGCACAACTAGGAGCTTCGTATGCCGAAGGCTCCCGCATAATTATCTAACCCAGATTGTGTCGCACTTATCTGGCGCACCCTTTGGTGCTGCACACATATAGCCTGACCACGGACCCTTTTGTCCTACACCTGAACGTAGTGTCATCACTCCGTGACGACAGCTATTACCGCCACCTGCTGGTGCTGGTGCTGCCTGTACTGGTGTTGCATTAAATGCCTGAGCAACTGCTGCAACTGTTGGTGCTGGTGCTGCTTGACCACCTGATAGTTCTAGTCCTGTTGCACGGATGTTCATTGCATTCATAGCAAGGTCTGCAAGACCTGTCTCTAGTTCTGTAACTGTTCCTGCATAAAGATTGATAAGTGTTCCATCATTTAACTTATAATTGATCTGGAACTTTGTTCCTTCTGTTGCCATATTACTTGCCTCCACTTTGCTTAATTGATAGTCGCTGGCTTTCAGCTCCTACCTTCTTAGGGACAAACCCTAATAGTTTTTCTACTTCATCACTGTCAACTGACTCGCGCCCTTTAACAGTTGTCCAACTTAGTTCGATACCAGAATTAGTGGTACCTAGTAATCCTTCAAAGGATGCCTTCAAAGAATCCTGTTCTTTTTCTAACTCTTTAATCTGCGCTGCTAACTGTAGGTACAGCAGTGCATTCTTGTCAACATCTGCATCAGCAATGATTACATCACTGACTGGTGTACGTTCTTTTTTTAGACCAACGCATCCCATCTGCCCACTTGCGTCATAGAACTTGCAGTAATGTTGGCAGTAGCTCGCATCTTTTTCTGGTGCTGGCGCTTCCTTTGCTTCCTTAACAGCCGCTAGCCAACCGAGTGCTTCTAGTGCAATGGACTCATCGTAGTCTTCGGTGTGAACCTTGACATCTCTTTCGTCCCCGTCCCTGGCAATTGCTACCAGTGACACTCGGTTGACCGCATAGCCGTTGTTAGCTAGGAGGTAGCCGTATAGCTGCACCTGCCACCGCTGTTGCAATGATGGAAAGTAAGAAAGGTTCCGGACCTTGCTTGTCTTCCAGTCAATCACATCACCAGTGCCTGGTACAAAACAGTCAATGTGTGCTTTCATTCCGTTGTATTCAACAGATGTTTCAATCATTACATCTGGATTATCTGCTAGTGCTCTTTCAATCTCTGCGTGGATAGCAGTACCCATAATCGCAGCGAGCTTTAGTTCGTTGTCATTAGTTTCAGGTTGATCGTTAAGTCGGTACCACACCTTACGGCGACAGCCACCAACCTCTGATGGACCAATCTGTACCTGTGTAGAACGTGAACGCTTTGCATCGCCTGCACGTAGTGCAGTTAATAGTAATTCTTTTGGGTCTGTCATAGCTGTGCGTTCTCCTTATCGTACAACAAGAAAGCAAGTCTACACGCTTTCCATCCTTGTTCAAACCAGTAGTGCGCTGCGTATTCAGTTGTTGCTGTTACTTCTCTAAACTCTGGTGCTACATATTCAAATGTATTAAACTCCATAGCTACATCCTCTCCTGTACCACCAACTGTAAAGGCTTACCAGTATTAGCGTCAAGCACTGACGCAATCTCTACGGCTTTACGGGCGTGTCTCTTTGCATAGGCTAAGTCCATATCAGGTTTGACAATTGAATACAGGTAGCCAAGAGCAAGCTGACCCCCACTACCAATGCCATACGCTCCGTGATTTGCTTGGAAAAAAGAGAGATCACAAGCAATCCGAAAGATGTTGCCGTTAAAAGCAATGAGATAATCGAAGCCACCATCTTTGTCCACCTTGTTGTAGTCGTAGTTGTTATCGTTAAATGCTTGGTTGATACTAGGAATAATCTTCTTACCCATAAATTGTGCTGGGTCTTCACCACGATAGACCGGTGGCTTCCAGTTGTAGGCAAGGATGTCACCAGGTCGTGTGTCACCTGAGACTCCGATGAGATACTTACCAACCTCAACAATCTTCGGCGTGGATGTGGCTAGTGTTACTAGGTTGTCCTCGGTAATCTGTGAGTCAGCTACTAGAACTGCGTAATCGATTCCCTCAAGTGCCGCGATTGTTGTCATACTAGAGAGTGTACCAGTCCTCGGTGTGTCGTCGCATAGCGACACCTACTAGGCACTACAATATGAGCCGTGAGGCGAATTAAACAGGCAGGCGCCCTCAAGGGGCGCAGCAGTAGCAACCGTACAGTAACCCTGCGGTTCCGTCTACCAACCCTGCCATCGTTTAGATGGCGCAGGCATACCCTTCCTGAGCCTTTTGGGACCGATCTGCGGGGTTTAGGACCACTTCACGTCTGTCCGTGTGGCTCTCAGGTCTTTGCTGTTATGGCCTCCTTTGAAGACTACGAACTAACCTGGTACTTCCTTGATGCAACCTGTGTTAACTGCGGGAATCTAGTAGTCGTACCCTGTCCAGTAGATAAAGATGCACCACAAACTAACTGAACATAACGAGGCAGAACGTACTGCCGTCTGCTCTATTTGTGGCCCCACTAAGATCAAGCTACGAGACAAGAAGAACCAGCTCTCTAGTAGGTACCGCTGTCGCACAGTATGGAAGCGAACCTATAACAACAGCGTCTATCCATACGCCAAGTACAAAGGCACAGAATGTCAACAGTGTGGGTTCATACCAGTACACATCTCTCAGCTCGATGTTGACCACAAAGACGGTGACCGGTGGAACAATGACCCATCTAACCTACAAACTCTTTGCGCTAACTGTCACAGATTAAAGACTCATCTATCAGATGATTCAAACTCTGGCATATTTTAGGGACAAAAAAAGCGGCTCCCGAAGGAGCCACTCTTTTTGTTTGCCTCGCGCTGATGGGTTACTTAGACCCACGACCAAACTCTGTAGCTGATGGGTCAATTGCCTTTAGCAATGGACCTGCAACTGCTGCGACTCCTGCCATAAGCAGAGCCTTTGGGTCTGTCACACCTGCAAGGTACAAGGCCAGCACTGATGCCACTCCTGCACGCAAGTATGTAACTGCGATTGCTTTGATCTTTTCTGTGTTCATTGTTTCCTCCTAGGGGGATTAGGAATTTGCACCGTGCAACTTGCAGCAGGTACAAACTTCTTCCTTTGGCAACTTCTTAGTTGCTTTAGGAATTGTCTTTGCTCTGAGCTGGTTAACAATCTTTGGTTGATTCATCCACCAGAACCAGGGACTTGTATCGTTACCCATACTTCCATTGATGGAGATATGTAAATGCTTATTGTGTTTGTTACTACCGCTGTACTCGCGGTCACCTTCTGATGCACGTTCTACTGACCAGATCTTACCCTTAAAGATTAGATACTTAACGCGCTTGTCTTCCTTTAACTTCTGAAAGATATCAGCACAATCAATACCATTCTTAGGATCATCAGTTAAATCAACAGCAAAGCCTGTGTTGTGGTCTGAGTCAGGATTCTGATTGATGTGTGCTGCCGATGGAAGCAACCCATCTGAGGCTTTCTTCCGAGAAGGTGATATCGCCGTGGCTTGACGTAGGACAGCAATAGCGGCAGGCGTGGCTTTCTTTACAACAGGCTTCATTATTCTCCATCTTTCTTTTCCTTTGGCTTTGACTTCAATCCATTTCCTGCAAGTACGCCAGCAAGAGAACCAGTAAGAAACACGCACAAGGTACTAACAAGGTCAATAAATGCAGCATCGTTGGGTGCCTGATCTCCTAGTGGTTGTGTGATAAATAGCAGCGCATAGAGCAGTGCAAAGACAGAACCAGCAAACACA